AGCAACCTCTTTGCCGTTGTTCATTTGTTTAATTTCTGGTTTTCCACCCATTCTGCCAATAAATCGGCAGCTATTTAATGTAGCCATTTTATTTATTTATTAAATTGATATATTCTTCCTTAGAAATGAATCTAGCTACATCGGGTTTATTTTTTATCCAATAAGCCACCGTGCCAGAGCCAACTTCTAATTTCTTTTCAGCCTCATTCAGGCTTCCATAAGCTTTTCCTTTTACAAAAACCTGTTTTGACTGACTTCTTTTAACTCCACTAACTCCTCTATACTTAATTTTACTATGATCTAACAACTTATCTTTAACGGCTTGTTGCATATTTTGTTTATGAGTCCCCTTTTTTAAATGATCGGGATTAATACATAGTTTATTATTACACAAATGCATTATCTCGAAACCAGTATCTATATTTCCTTTGTGCAACTCATATGAATATTTATGAGTAGTTCTCATTTTTCCAAATACTTTTATTTGTCCATAGTTGGACGCAATAGAGCCTTGCCATATCCAACAACCTAATTCATTGACTTTGTAATTGTTTAATAATCTTTTAAAAGGAGGAATTGCTGCTGGCATAAGATAGTTAGATTAGATTTATATTAGACTAAAAAAACCATCTTATATTCTAAATTTCACTAGTCAAATAAAATAATTGCTTTATTCACTGCCATTTTTACTCCTTAAATTAATATTTCACCATTTTTAAAAACAGTTACAAACCTATAATCTTCAACCCGACCACGAATTGATTTCTTTCCTTGGTCTGTAATTGGATCTTTATAAACATCTCGCCACTCACCATTTACTTTAATTGCAGAACATTTCATTGCAAATTTAAGCGTATCTCTGCTTACATTTTGCATTAAATCACCGCCAGAACCAAAAGCAAAATTTTGAGCTGAAATATCATATTTTTCCGTTGCAGCAAGAATTTCATCAATTGTTTTTAAAGAAATTCCATCACCCCAAATAATCCGGTATTTATCAAAAACTTTGTAGCCTTTGCCGTTAAAAGAACGAGCAACGCCATTTGCTTCCATAATTTGAATAATTTTCTCAATTACTTCAATTGGCTTGCCGCTATCTGGTCGAATTACAAAAATTGGATAATCTTTGCTTTCAATTTTATCTTTCATTGTGCCACTAGTTACAAAATTTACAGCTTTGTAAATATCGTAAGAATCAAGCACGCAAGCAATAATTGGCGATGATTTATAAGTTTCTAAATAATTCTCAATCATCTCAAATTCGTTTTCACGACCCCAACTAGTTACCGTGGAATGCTCGCTTGCTCGAATTGAAAAACCTTGATATTTCCCATCATAATATTTGTTGGAATGCTCCAAACAATTAAAGTTATCCGTGCCTTTAAATTGTGTTAAGTGAGCAACTCCACCAATAGCCGCACTTTCAACACTTGAAGAGCCTCTATCTCCAAAGTTATGATAAGCAAAATCAACGCCGCTTATATCATCGGCAGTTTTTTCCCAGTGTTTTAAAAGCATTTCTTTGACAGCCAAAGACTTGCTTGCAATTGTTACAGGATACCAAAGCTTTAGTAGTAAAGTTTCAAGATAGCCAACAAGCCAAGCGCAGTTTGGATCGGTGTTTTCAATTGTTAGAAGAGGTTCTTTATTGCCGACAATTAAGCCTTCTGGTAACGCTTTAATTTCAATTGGTAATTTACCATGCATTTCATACGCTATGTATTCCCAGCCCTTTCTATTAAAAGGCACTCCATGTGTATTTGCTAACTTTTCAGCATCGTCTATTTTATCAAATGTTACCTTACCAAAGCCGCTTAAATATTCTTTTAAAATATAAGGCAAACCGTGCATCACAACCTTCTCATATTCCCCGCCTCTTGGCGCAAGGTAAGAATGGATAATTTCAGTGCCTTTTGGATATTGGTTAAAATGCGAAAATTTGTAGCTGTCGCTTAAGTTTATTAAATTCATTTTGTTTAACTTTAATTTAAATTAATAGGAGCATGAACTTTCTGTAAACCGCAGCCTACAGAAGGTTTTGCATATTCAGGATTTTCTCTCATCCAATTTTGGACATACCACAATTGACCACAACCGCCGCCAATTGTGTCTTGACCAGCAGGATCAAAAACTCTTACATTATACCCAGCCTCAACTAACTTAGAACCAAATTCAACTGCTAGATTGCGTTGATATTCATTACTAGCTTTCTCATGAGATTCTCTTTCGCAAATTACTGAAACGGTAGCTTCCCAAACTTTTGGATTAAATAAATTAAGGAGTCTTTCTACATCTTCGTTCGAGCTATTGCTTTCGTGAGCGCAATAATTAAAAAATGGTTTTCTTCCAGTTGCTGTATGCCATAGTTCACCTTCGGTTGCTATTTCTGCCAAATTTAGTTTAGACTTAAACGGAATTAGCTTGTTTCTTGCTTCATCAGTGCTTTCGTGGATGCTAAATTGCAAACCAATTGTCGGAATTTTAATACTTAGATCACGAATCCAAGCATAATCAACTTTCGGCGCACTTGAGCTAATCAAAAGAGCGGCTTTAGGATATTTTTCATGCAAAATCTCAAAAGCTTTTGCTAAATTTTTGTTAAGAGCTGGCTCACCCATGCTCATAACCATAATTTGCAATTTATTGATAGAATTAGGATTAATTCCATCAATTTGAGAATCTAAAATATATTGAGCTTGTCCAACTATTTCTTCGGCTGATAAATTCCTTACAAAGTAATCACCTGTTCCGCAAAAACGGCAACCCATTGGACAGCCACACATTGTAGAAATACATAGAACAGTTCTTTGTTCATAAGTTGGATATTTATAAAGCACCGATTCGACTGCAATATCTTTTTTCTCAAAGATATATTTTTTTACATGCTCCTTTGAATCTTCAAAAACATTAATTTTAGTCCACATATTTTAAGAAATAAAAGTTAAAAGGGGTTTGTGAAAATCGTGTAGCAATTCTTCAAGCTCTTCTTTAGTAGCCCAAACAAAATCTTTAAACTCTTTGTCTTGGATTTCATTTTTCGAATCTCTTGCATTTCTTACCAAAAAACAGTGAGTCATAATTGAGTCTTTTGTTCCTTTATATCGAACATCATCAATTTTAATCGAGCCGCAATAATCAATATCTCTAAAATCAGTAATTCCAGTTTCTTCTTTTAGTTCGCGAATAGCCGCCGCTTTTAAAGTATTGTCTGACGGATCAACAAAACCACCAACGAAGCAATATTTATCACCTTTTTTACCAACTAAATATTTATTATCATTTTTAACAATTACATCGACTGTTGAATAAACAATCGGATAGCGATTTTCAGCGGCGTAAATAATGCCAGCTCTAAAATCTTCTGATGATTTTGGATTAGACATACCAATTGCTTTTCTTAATGCAGTTGCCGAATGCGCTCCAACATCATTAATAATTTTTACTTTATGCTTGCCATGATAATAGCCTTCAATCGAATTATCTTTGCCGCCAAAAATAGTTGCTTCTTTAAATCCTAAATCAGCAATAATCTTATCAATTTGATCTGACCAATCTTTATCGCTTGGCATATCAAAAAGTGGTAAAATATCAATTATATCTTCAAAATCATTTCGATAACAACCCTCTTCAGTTTTAAATAACATCTTACGAGTTTCAAAATCTAGTGGATTTTTATCTGTTCCAATCGCTGCTGTACAACCAATCAAGAGTAAGATCTTTTTTTGTGAAATATTTGACATTGGATTAGCCGCCTCAAATAGTGCAGAATGTCCTTTGTGTAAATCAGGCGTTTGAAATCTTCCAATAATTACTGACAACATATTATCTCCTTTTGTTATTGTTCTCCATTTGTTTCGTTTTTTACTTCCAAATTAATTCTTTGCGTTGTTTTCCAACTGGTCTTGTGAAAGCCCTTGGTAAACTATGTTTTTTTGTATATTTTTTCATTATTGAGTAAAGAGTACATTGTTTCATATCTACTAACAAATTTGCGGCATCTCTGCACGATAATTTTTCCGTTATTATTTTGTCGTATATTTCTTTTAACATTTTTTCATTGTTCATCTACTACCCCTTAATTTGTTTTAAAATTTCGTCACGCATTGTTATTGTTTTTTGATTGCCATTTAGTTAAAAACATTTCTTTAGCTTCTTTGTCGTTTTCCAAATAACCTAAAAAATCACTTATTTTACTTTTAATTTCATTTTCAATCCCAGCGTGATTGTGATAATCTTCGCGCCAAAATTCCTTACCATCAGAAATTAAATAAGAAAAGTTAGGCAAATCAGAACAATAAAGATAAATCAAATGTTGGCTTGAGTCTAAAAACTTGCCTAGCTCGTAGTTACTTGTAAACTTGATGTCGTAAATAGTATCTCGCTTAATGACATCGGTGCGTCCGTAAAGTAAGAACTCTTGATTGCCAACTGTAATTTCTTTTTTGACTGATTGTTGCCAGAGTCCGCCTTTGACAATATCGCCAATATCTTTAATTATTCCTTCATATCCTTCTGGAGGACAATTTGCCGCGAATTCCTTAGTATGTATATGCCAATTCCCATCAATAAAAGTGATTTTTTCTTCTGAAAATAATTGAACAAATCTTTCAAAATCAATTCCCTTCTGCATAGCCTCATTAGGTTCAAACTTCTCTCTACTCAAAGTTTTAAGGAAGTCAGCTCTACTATCTTGAGGCGATTTCCATTCGTCATTGATGTAATACTGGTAAGCATTAATCAGGCTAGGTGTAATTAAGAATTTAGTCATGTGAAAAAATAAAATAAATCGCTAAAGATGATGCCAGCCAAACTAATAAAGCTACTGGCTTAGAAAAGTCATCCACAAGAAGAATGCCCAAAATGACTAACTGTATAGCAATCCCACCCCAAGATACTCTCTTCATACTACTTACCCTCCTTTTTAGTTTCTTCATTCAAAAAATGCGTTATAGCAAGAAAATTTTCGTCATTAGCTACTACCTAACCTCCAGTAATGTGGTCAAAAATAGCTACTTGGTTGCCAACCTTGATTTCTTTTTTGACTGACCGTTTTTTGCTAACGAATATATAACCATTAGCGATAATGGCATAATGTAGCAGAAAACTACGATTACGCCGATTATATTAAGAATTTGCATCTTTTACCTCTTCTTTTTTAGCTTTAACCTTAACCTTAAACTCCTTACTCTTAGCATCAAACTCACAACCAAGCTCTGCAACTTTAGTCTTTAGAAAAGATGCTTCCATTTGGTAAGAAGACCAAAGCTTGTCATGCTTGTTGTAATGAGTGTTGTAATAGCTGTTTAGTTGCTCTAAATCTTTAATGTTTGCTACTTTAGTTTTTAGCTCTTCAATCAAAGCATCATAATCTTTTGCAAGCTCTTCATCCTTCTTAAGTTTTTCTTGGTAAGCGTCAAAGATTGCTTCTGAAAGAAAATTATTTATACCAGCAAGTGGTTTATATTCTAAAAAAGAATTAATTCCTAGCGAGTTTTTAGTGTAAAAGTTATCATTCGGAGATAAATCAATAGTTCTTTTACCACCTTGAATTGACATATAGCCAACAAAATCAAGTTCCTTAATAACATCTTTACCAGCTGAACCCGAAACATCGAGGCGTTTAAATACTTTATCATCCACTTTTTCTTCTCTTTCGTGAGAGATAAAAATTACTGATTTATTTTTTGCTTCCAATAATTTAAGAAGTCTTTGAAATTCACCTTTGATACTTCCCCAGCCTTTTTGAGACAATTGACCATCCAATTGTTTTAGTTTTGGGTTTGAAAGTGCAAGCCAGTCACCCATTCTATCAATTACTTTTCCAAGGGTGTCAATTACAATCGTTTCAAAACTAGAAATATCTTCTTTTGTTAAAGTATCTATCAAATCTTGGTAGCTTTGGACTTCAATAAAATCAGTGCGATATTGTGGTGAAACACGCTTCAAGCCATTGTCAAAATCAATTAAAAGTGGTTTAGGTGCAGATAATGCTAAAACCGTTTTTCCAGCACCGGGTTGACCGTAAATAAGCCCTTTTAGTTTAATTTTAGTTTGCGTTAATTCATTTGGTTTTTTGATTAAACTCATTTTTATTTCCTCATTTATTTGTTAATTTGACTTGCCCAATAGTACTAATATTCTTGCGAATCATTGTCGTTCATAAAACCTCTAATGATTTTAAGTGATCTATAGTTATCTCTTTATTTGAATTAAGATAAATGTGATCTTTGGCTGCTTCTAAATTCTTGCCATAAATTGCTTTGCCAATGTAATCATAAATTGCATTGCCAATGAAATTATGAGAAGTTGTTGCCGCATTCATTGGCAATGCAATTCTAAAATTTGCCATTTGCTTTTCAGCATCAATCCAAGCCTGATGAATTTCTGGTGTTATTTCTAATTGTTTTGTCATGTTTTACCTTTTTAGTTGTTAATAATTTCCATTTTATATCTTGGTTTTTCGTTTTCCGTCCATTTTAGTCTTTTAATATTATCTCTACCTTCCTGAATAGCCTTAACGTAAACTATTCTTTTAGCTTCCATGTCATTAATAGCTTCGACTTCTACTGTGTCGAAATGCTCGATATACTTGGTAATTTGTATTTTGTATTTAGGCATTATCTTGCCTCCATTGCTTCTTGTTGAGCGCGTCTTAATCCTTCGCTCTCAATTTCAGCTTTTGAAATCCATTTGTAAATTTCATGTTCAATATCAACTGAAATCTCATTAATTCTTTTTTTATCAAGAGCTTTCCCGTCAATTAAAATTTCTTCGATGTCTAAATTTGTTTTTCCATATTGTCCTAAACACTCGATTATTTTTTCCGAAACTTTTTCTAAAGTTGGAGCTTCAAACTCACCCCAATTTTTACATTCAATAATTACCATAAAAAAATAATTAAATTAATTTTGTTACCGCATTAAAAAGATTTAATTTTTACTTGCAAGAATTATTTTTACTGCCGCAGTAAATAAATTACTTGACATTAATTTAGCCTAGAGGCTGTAGAGAGAAAATTTATACAAGCCCCATTTTTTTTAATTTTAGCCACATTCTTGCTGCGGTGTCTGCCAATGATTCGTTTTCTTGCTTATCAACGCGGTAATAATTAAAAGAAAGCGTGCTTGAGTATTGAATATAATCTTTTGTCAATTCCAAACTTTCTTCAGAAGAGCAATTTTCTTTATCATGAATCGAGTCGGACAAAGCCTCCAAAATCGTTTCTAAATCATAAGCAAAGCAATCAACTTGAGTATTTTCTTTATCAGTGCTACAATATGGTTCTTGATTTCTATGCCTAAGTTGCTTGTCTGTGTTGTAATAATATTCCATAAAACTAAGTTTTGATTCGCCATTTAATTTGCTTAACCCATTTTTTTGAAGTTGCTTAGAAATTTTATAAGATGTTGTTTTCATTTTTCCTTTTCCTTTATTGTTGATTTAAAACTCGCAATAATTTTGACAGCCGCCCGTTGGAACTTTTATTCTAAAATCTGATTGCCTTTGTTTGCATTTCGGGCAAACTATCAAGACAACAGTATTTGGATTATTTCTAAATTCCGCCTCACCTTTCAGTTTATTTATTTTTTTAACAGCTCTAATCATTTGATTAGCCTGTTTTTCAGTTCCTTTTTTTATTCTTTTCAAAGTTCTTTTGCTTAACATTTTATTCCTCGTTTAATCTTTCAAAACATTCCTCACAGCATTCTTTGCCGTCTAATTCAGCGCAGTTAAAGTCGCTGTCTTTTTGTTGATTGCAGATTGTGCAGATATAGATGCTCATTTCACTACCTCAAAATCAATTACCCAATTCCATAACTCATCAAACCTTTCCACTCTAATCTCTTTTATTAGCAGCGTTAAGCGTGAGTGTTCTTGTTTCATGTGTTGGGCTGGTTTCCATTTAAGCTCTGCAATTTTTGCAAGATTATTTATTTCAAAATCTGATTTGTAGAAAATTTCAGAATTGTTGCTTCTAAAATCGGCAAAACTCTCTTTGCAAAAAATCTTTTGTCCTACTTGGTAGGGGCATTTTCTACTATTTTCTTTTGCTCCATCTCCCCAAATTCCAGTAAAGTTAAATCCCATTTTTACAGGATTTCTGTCGCTATTTTGCTGAACCTTCACCTCCCTAAATTGCGTTTTATTCCCCGCAATTATCGCTTGCACTTCTTGTGCGTTAAAAATTTTACCTTTCATTTTCTACCTCTGGCATAAAAAATTGTTTGTTGTCGCGCATGATGATTAAAAATTCTCTCGCATCTATTTTGTAAATTTTAGGTGAGTTCATACCTTGGCTTTGTAATTTCCACTTTAAAATACTTTCGCAATCTACAAAACTTTCTAAATAAGTTGCTGTAATTTTATTTTTACCACTTCGGCTTTTGTAATTTACGAGATCTTCTTTCTGTAATTTGAAAATACGCTCTGATTCAGCCGCCACATAAATTTTACGAAAATCCTTAGATATTTCTAAAAAATCTTCAATCGTGTTGCTTTCACAAGCTGCTTCATCAAAATCATAAAATTTGTGTAAAGGTTCGTATTCCGCAATTTCTTCGGGCGTGTATTTGCATTCAAATTTAACGCCGAACTCTTTCATCATGTAAAGAGCCTTGATCGGGCATGTGAAGTATAAGCGTTTAGTCATTTTTTTACTCCTTATTTGATTTTTCGTTAATTAAGTTAAGAAGTTTTTCCCACTCCTCTAAAGCTTCTTCCTTTGTGTTACAAGTTGTTGTAAATTCTTGTTTAGCATCACCAAAACTAAAAAAATATTTAGCATTTTCTTTAATTATTGCTCTTGTCCATAAGAATAACCATTGTTGAATTTCATATTCTGGTTCTTCCTCAATATGTCCGATCCAAGCTGTTTTTCGGCTAATCGCAAAACCATCCATTACTTTTATGTATTTAGTCATTTCTTACTCCTTTGTTATTGTTAATTGATTGTCTTAAAGCTTAAATTTCTTGATTAAATCAAAATGCTCTTTTTTGTAAATTGGTTTAATGAATCCGTTGTCTAACGTGGTATTTTTAAACCAGTCCGAACGAAAAAAACCCACAAAATCATTATTCCAGATCGGCAAATGAATCTCGTATTGATTTAGAATTTTGAGTTGAATAGCAAAACTATTTCTAAGATAACCAAGAAGCCCAAGATGATTTTTAGCTATCCGATAGCCTAACCAACCCTCTTCTTTTGCTTTTTGACATAAATCAGCGTGTGATTTGCAAAAATTATCAATATTCATTTCTACAACTCCCCAAACATCAATTTCTTCATAAGGTGTTGTTGCTAACGAGTTCCTTTTTTCTACGCCTTTAATAATATCTAACGCGGATCTAGTCATGTTTTTTTACCTCTAAATTTATTTGTTGATAATCATCTAAAAATCTCTCTTGGTTTAAAAATACGACTGCTTGGCAGCTTAGGCGGTTGTTTTCATAGCAATTCACTAAATATTTAGCCGCGCCTTCGTAAATCTTTTCTGCGCCGTGCTTTTTTCTTGCTCTTTCGTATGCAATTAGGGCTGTCTTACGGCTTCCTTTTGCAACAACTTTTCCATCTGAAACTTTTACTGGAGTATAATCTTCCCAGAATTTTTGGAAATCCTCGGTTAGAGGATTAGATGTTTTTAATTTTAATTCTAATTCTGATTTAGATTCTTCATTAGGGGTTACGCTAGGGGTTAGCTTGGGGTTAGCTTGGGGTTTTTTAGGGGTTTTTTTACTTTTTGGACGACCTCCTTTGCTTCCATTGTCTCTATTTGCAGTGATTTGCTTTGTTCTCTTTTCAGCATCTCTTTTAATATTTCCAATGATTGTTGTTGTTACCATTTCAATTGCCAAATCTCCACTTTCCAAAATCTCAAAAGTTTCGTTAAAATGAAAAATTATTCTCAAGCATTCCTTCACTTGCTCACCAGTCATTTTGCAAAAATAGCTTTTCCAATAATCCGTGTAAAACGGAAAACCTGCTTTGCTAGTTATTATTTCTTTTAACATAGTTTCTAATTCCTATTTTCTTTTAACTTATCTCTTCTTTCTTATATCTTATATCTTATATCTATTAAGGCTTTTGATGGGTTTTAGTGGGTTATTTTAAAAAACCCAAATTAACCCAAATAACCCAATGGGTTTTATTCAATAATATTGACTTTAGCCTTCGTCTGTCTATTGCCAGAGCCTTTTAACTCAATTTTGTTTTTCTTCAAATAACTCATCAAAGTAGGCATGGTAATTTTAAGAATTTCACACAATTCTCTATTCTTTTTTGTTGAATAAAGTTGCTTTAATTCCGATTGGGTTATTGTTAATTTTGTTTTCATAAAAGTAAAAGTAAAAATTAAATATAGTTAGTCAAGAGATTATTTTGTAAAAATTAAAAAGTTTTTGATTAAATTAATTAAATCAAGAAAACGCGGATAAGCTATTTTGAAAATAATTTTAGCAAAATATTTCCGAAGAATTATTCTAACTTTTAACTGGTCAATTTGGTTTTCTTCAAAATTTATTTCTGATAATTTCTTGCTGGTGATGTATTCGGCTAATCTGATAATTTTCTTTCTGTTGCGGGAATATTCTCGAACTAGTGCGGTTTTGTCTTTTGCATAAATTAATTGAACCCCACAAACATCGCGCAAGGCTTGATTCATCACCTTTATTTCTTCATGGAGTATTCTGTGCGATAATCTTAAAAGATTTCCTTGATTGTCTTGCATAATGTGCCCTTTGTAGTTTGGCGCTAGGAACAAGGGCACTCATTCCTAGCATAAAAAAGAAACAAAATTAATCTCTGTGCCCTGATGATTAATTTCTTTCACCACTCTCAACCTTTTTTTACAAAAGTCAAGAAACCGAATTGCATTAGGTGATTATATACTTAACACATAAAAAGATTTGACTAGTAATTTATTAGGTGTTTAATTAATGTTATTCGCAACATTATTTAACTGCCTAAATTATGAATTTACTAAAACAAAAATATCGCGGGGTCTAGCGATAGTAAAATCAAGGCTCTAGAAGCAAAAATGAACAAAAATATCGCGGGCGGCGTGACTATTCAAACCGAATTAGTTTTTGAAGTAGAGGTAGAAAAAGAAATTAACGGAATCCAGATGGGTGTTCTTAAGGGGGGAACTCCTTATTTAACGCAAACAGGATTAGCAAAGCTTTGCGGCATTCCAAGAAAAACAATATATAACATCGACCAAGAATTAAACACAGCAACACAAGGTAAAACCAAAGAACGCGCCGACAAACTCAGAGATTTGCTGAAAAGCCAAGATTATATTGAACAAGATTTGTTCATAAAAATTAGAAATGGCGCAGATGCCTACAACGCTTATCCAGATAGTGTTTGTATGGCTCTTTTGGAATATTTCGCTTTTGAAGAGAATCGTAAGGAGGCTTTAAATAGCTACAGATTGCTTGCTAGATCATCTTTTCGAGCATATATCTATAATCTTGTTGGCTACACCCAAGATACAAAGCGACTAGATGAATGGAAATATTTTCTAGATAGAGTTGATATAAATTTTGATGCCGTTCCTCATGGTTATTTTAGTATTTTTAAGGAAATTTCAGGTCTCACAGTTTCGTTGATAAAAAACAAAATTATGATAGACGATAGCACTATTCCTGACTTGAGTGTTGGCTCAACTTGGGGAAGATATTGGACAGAACACGACTTATCAAAAGAATTCGGCGACAGAATAAAATACAATCATAATTATCCAGATTATTACCCTCAGGCATTATCAAACCCTCAAGAAGCTTGGTGCTATCCTAATGATGCTCTAGCTTTGTTTAGATCATGGTTCACTGCTGAGTATATTTTCAATAAATTCCCAGCTTATCTATTAAGCAAAGTAAAACAGTTAAAACTCACTCACGAACATAAAAATAAAATTTTGGAAGCGGTGAGGCCAAAGGAGATACAAGGGCAAACTGAGAATAACAAAATGATCGAAGCTATCCGACGAGATACTTTGGATTTAGAGAATCCAAATTTTGAAAAGAAGCTGGAAAAAATTTCTTTCGGAAAGAAAGGGAATTAGATTTTATTCGCTCGGGTCAAAAATATCTTCCTTGTAAAGCTTTGTGATTTTGTATTCTCTAGGTATATCTTGGATATAAGATACTTCTACATCTACTATGTAAGCTAAGTCTTGCCATTGTTTATTCGGAAAGGACGCATTGTAAGAAGTGGCAACAGATTTTTCGTGATCGTTTAAAAAGACCACTTTTCTTGGTTTTTTATCAATTTTTTCAATAATAGCTTTGTCAGTAGTTTTTTGTTTAACAAAAGCGGCATTCGCCCAATACATCACCTCTCTATAAAGAATTTTCGGATCTTCGTCTATCCCTTCAAGATACTTTCTGATTTTGTTTTGAATCGCATTCGATTCAAGAGAATCAACCTTTAAAATTGGGCATAGAACGATGTTGTTATCGCCCTTAACTTCAATGTTTATGTTGCTTCCATTGTCATTTGCGGTTTGCGATACAAATTCTGATAATTCTAAGCAATCATTTTTTGTTAGATTGTACTCAATTTTATCTTTCGTGCCGCGAAAATAATCATAAACATTTTTTAGATAAGAACCAAATCTTAGAATTGAATTCAAATCGTTGAGAAGCGGCATTACAGCAGGCAGCAATTCCGCGTAAATACAACCAGTTTCAAGTTTGGAAATGTATAATTTTCTGTCTGTTTTGTGATAATCAAATTTATCGCTTTTTCTCAGGAAGCTATCGTATTGACGAGCTAACGCATTCAAAGACAGCGTGAGTTGGTTAAGCTCAACAGGTTTGTTATTCTCTATTTTTATTGATAGTTTAAGCTGCTGTCCTTCCATTTGATTTTTTTTAAATTCAAGTTTTTAAGCAAAAAAAATAATTTACTAAAAGATTTTAACAAACTTTTTTATTTTATTTCTAATCTGTGTTAAGTATATAATCACCGCTGGTGCGATCCTTTCAGAGTCGTTCGGAGGCACTATTTATCACTTAGCCCTATGCCCTTTCTCGCTCAAGCCCTACAACTGGCACATAGCAAGATTCGAACTTGCCCCAATTGAGCTTGGTTTCCATTTGATTATGCCCCTCAGTAAAAAAGACATAGGGCTAAGTGATAAATTATTCCCCGCCTTTGCGTGCGGGGCTTGTCCTTTCGGAATTTAAGAAAGCCTAATTTTTCAGCTTTCCCGCTATTTCTAGCTATTTTTCGTTCACTTGCTCATTTAAAGAGGAGGCTTGATCTGCCCCGAACGAGTTGCTTCACCACTCTCAACCCCTATTTCTAAAAGTCAACTTATTTTAAATATTCTTTTTCCCAAGTGTCTTTGATTACTAAGCTTAGTTTTTGAAAATCTATTTCTTCACCCAAATAATAATTTTTTGGACTTTCTTTATAGAAGATCAATTTTATTAAAAACAGAAATGCAGTTATTACAATCAATAGTTTAATTTTTATTAAAAAAATTTTCATAGGCAAAGAATTTTTATTAAATAAATACCCCAGACTCCAATTGTAATTAGAGTTGTGAAAATAATAGCAAATGCCGCCATTAATACTGGTCTTTCAAAAATATATTTTTCAAAATTGAATTGTTTTTGCTTCATTTTTTACTCCTTAATTTTAAAAGTTATTAATTTTTCCAAAAAATCGACAGCCAAGTGATACTCTGATTCAAGCCCATATTTCTTCTCGACTTTTTCTAAAAGCTCATCTTTTTTTCCAAAAAAACAACCTGCTTGAAAATAAAAAACCCCTTCTAAATTCCAGCAGTAAAGTTTTCGTTTAGATCCACCAATTCTATCAACCGCTTTATAATTTATAATTTTTAAGTCAAATAACTTGCAATACTTGCCAAAGCTGCAACCCTCGGCAAATTTGCAACCCTCACCAAAGCTGCAATCCTCACCAAAGCTGCAACCCACGTTAAATTTGCAATCCTCACCAAAGCTGCAACCCACGTTAAATTTGCAATCCTCACCAAAGCTGCAACCCACGTTAAATTTGCAATCCTCACCAAAGCTGCAACCCTCACCAAAGCTGCAACCTTCACCAAAGCTGCAATACTCGGCAAATCTCTTTATCAAACTTAAATTCGAAAAAGCTGGGACAATTTTTCCTCCCCATTCATTTTCAGGCAACGCGTCAAATTCTTCTTGTGTTATTACTTTCATTTTTATTCCTTAATTTTAAAAATTTTAACTTTCGTCTTTCTGCCTCTTTTAACACTAGCTGGCATCGGTTTATTATATTCTTTACAATATCTTTTAATGTGATAACGTAAATGTTGATGGCTCGTATTAATAAGCATTGCCGCCATTTCGGTAAAACCCAAATTCTCGGCGATCATTTTTTCATAAATTTCAGATGATATAAATTGTTTTTCTGTCATAGTTTTTTGATTATAAATTGTTTTGATTCCAAATTTTTAGAGGCAAATATTTTCGACAAATATCAGCGGTTTGTTTTTGTTTCAAAATAAGCTGACCACTAAACGCCGCAGAATAACAAGTATAACCAATTGCTTGATAAGCGTTATCTAACCTAGACGATTCGAATGCAGAAGCAGAAAGCCAAGCGGCATAAGCGGCAGCATCAGCAGCGTAAATTTCATTACTCTCGCCCTTAGTTGCCGATGGATCGGCATTATAAGCTAAATCTGCAAAATCTTTCAATACCTTTTTGGTTATTTTACCTTCACCAAAAGCAATAGCGGCATCAACTGCATTAGTGCTAGCTTTATCTCTCATCCTATCACGAATTGTATTGACGCAATGTGCAGTTGCTAAAATAATTTGTTTTAAGCAATCAGGATTAGTTCTAGCAAATAGCCATAAAATCCAATCTCCGCGCTCGCAAGTGTTTAAAAATTGTTCAATAGTGAGATTTTGAGCAAATTTCGCTATTTCTGGCCAAGTATAATTTTTTTGCAAAAATTCTTTTAACATTTTTTCTTTCATAATTTTTATAAGTTAGTTGTTTATTTCTATTAAAAGCTTTTTCAATTCTGGAATTTTCATTGTTTCAATTTTTAAGATTTTTCTACCAATTTCATAATTAAATTTTTTATCAATTGCAATTTCAATTTCTTTTCTTAATTGCAAAATTTTAAAATTTTCATTTTTTTTTCTTTCATATCTTACATTTTTTTAATTGTTAAAATTTTTTCCGCCCCTGTTTTAGTTGTTAGTTAAAAATCGGTCGCCCAATTGTGCTGGTTTTGAAGTTTTTGTAATTTTGCTCTTGTTACAAAATCTCTTTTTCCGTCTTTCCATTCAATAATTGTTTTTGATTTAAGATGCCCCGTAATTAAAAAATCGGCGGCAGCTTTTCTTTCGTCGAGAGCAGTTTTACAATATGGCTTTGATTCTGGTGGATCTTGTTGCAATTTTCCGTTAAACAACCATCCAGCAAATTTAAATTCTGACATATTTTTCCCCCCTGTTTTTTAGTTATTAAAATTTTGAATAATTTTTAATTGATCTTTATTTGATAAACCCGTCGCGCCGCATTCCCGCCACCCTTCGACTAATTCAAGATGATTGCGCCCGTCTTTTTTTGTGATTTTCCACAAACCATCATGACCACCGCGCCCGCCGCCATAATTATCAAATACGCAAATTTTGACTTCAATTTTGTCTAAAAATTCAGTATTTTTGAAACGTAGTAAATTAGCCGCGCCATTTTGCCAGCGGCTTTTTCCGTCAATTGTGATTAGTGTTGATTTTTTAAAAGCCATATTTTGCCCCTGATTTTAATTATTAATTTGTTTTTTTGTTATTTGTTTTTTGGTGATGAAATCATCTTAAAGAATAAAAAAATAACATGCAAGCAATTAATAAAAGAATTAAAAAAATAATTTAAAAAGCTATCAACCCAAGAGAGAGTAGGGCGCAACTAACCAAAACAAAGATAAAATCTAAAAAAATAAAAAATAATTTAAAAAAGATTTTGCAAAGAAAAGGAAAGAAAAAAGAAAAGTGTATTTACGAAATGTTTACAATACGGCAAAGAAAAGAATTGAATGGCGCGGAATAAATTTAAGAAATCATGTCAATAAATATTTGGAAGAAATGTTAAAATAATTTAAAGTGTGTCAATTTGAGACTAATTGAAAAAAGGGTTGACATGTAAAATAAATTACTTGACATTTCTCGCGTGGAAGCAGGGAGGCTACAATTTAATATTTATTATTTAATGGCTCTCTTTTAACAAGAAATCCATTCGTTTAGAAGAATTAACTAATAAAAAAATTATTTTATGACATTGCAGATTGAGGGCAAGAATCGGGGCGGAAGACCGCGAGCTTTTAAAAACCCAGAAGAAATGGAAAAGCTCATTAATGAATATTTTGAAATAAAAAAAGGCCATGTAACAAAGATGGTTTTAAAAGACGGGAAAACGGTTGTGGAGATTCCTGAACCTGAGCCAATACATATAGCGGGGCTTTGTGCTTATTTAGAGCTTACTTATGAGGGGTTGAGGGAATATCAAAATAGAGAAGAGTTTTCTGCAACGATTGCGCGCGCAAAGCAAATTTGCCAATCTTACGCTGTGGATATGTGCTTCAAAGGAAAAAACAAAGCTGATTTTGTGTTGATGAATAATTACGGGTGGAAAAACCGTTCCGAACAAGAGAACACAGGTCAAGGCCTCATAAGCATTACCACTGTAATTACTGAGAAAGAACTTGAAGAAGCCAGAAAAAGACTTGAACAACAAAATGAAAAATAGCTCAATCTTAAAATTAGGGGCGCAGAAAAAATCAACTTTAGATTAAAATGATTGATTCAACTCGCGCTTTATTGGCTGAAAAAAAAATATTAGAAACCAGCCTTTCAACACATATCAAGCACTTTTTTAAAATACAGAAAGGTTATCCGTTCACCTACTCCGCTTTTCACAACAAAGTAACTGCGGCTTTTGAAGAAGTCCTTGATGGTAAGGTTCAAAATCTTTTGCTTTTAATGCCGCCACGGCATTCAAAAACTGAAATCGCTAAATATTTTTGTACAATGGGCTTTGCGCGGAATCCAGCAAGCGAATTTATTTACACTTGCTCTGATATTGGGCTTGCTTTAAATTGCTCATCCGAAATTAGAAACACTATCAGCATGCCTGACTTTAAAAAATATTGGGATGTGACGATTCGAGATGATACGAGTGCAAAGGGGCTTTGGAAAACGGATCAGGGCGGCTCTTTTTGGGCTGGCGGTTTTGGTTCGCCGATTGTAGGATATGGTGCTGGAAAAATGCCGGGCGCGATGGTAGGAAAACAATATCAATTTGGCGGTGCAATAGTTGTGGATGATCCATTAAAAGAACAAGACCGCCATCGCTCATTGGCGCGGCAGGAAATGCTTTCATTTTTCAAAGAGGTTTTACCGACTCGTAAAAATAGTCCAAAAACTCCAGTGGTTATAATCATGCAGCCGCTTCATAAAGAAGATTTGGGGCAATGGATCAAAGAAAACCGCGCTGAACATTTTAAGATTCTTGAATTACCGATCATTGAAGAAGATCAACCACTTTTTCCCGAAGTTTATAGTTTTGAAGATTTGATGGCGCTGAAAGAAGAAATTGGAAACGAGATGTGGCAAGCTAAGTGTCTTTTGCGACCAGTTAAATTGGGCGGAAATCTTTTAAAAACAAATTTGCTAAAACATTATGGCGAACTTCCTTTTCTTAAAAGCAGATGGATTGAAGGGGACACCGCGCAAAAAACAGAAGAGCGCCACGATTACACAGTCTTTCAGTGCTGGGGCAAAGGTTACACAGGCGGAATTTATCTTATTGACCAGTTTCGTGGAAAAGTTGAATATCAAGATTTGAAGCAAAGATTCAAAGATTTTTGGAATAAGCATAATTGCATTGACACTTACGACCCGCGAAAGTACGGTTCGCTCTCGTGCGCCTACATCGAGGATAAATCAAGCGGAACGCAGATTATTCAAGAAACAAGGTCAGAAGGTAACATCCCAATTATTGGAGTTCCTCGCGGCGCTGGACAATCTAAATTTGAAAGAGCTGTTACAATAGCAGTACCTAAATTGGAGTCTGGCTATATCAATATTCCCGCCGATGCTTCATTTTCTCACGATTTGAAAGAGGAGATGGAGACTTTTACGGGGCAGGAAGATAGCAAGCAAGCTATTCTGAAAATGGATAAGAAAAAAACTTTTGACGATCAGGTTGATTGTTTAATTTCGGCTTGCGAACATGGATTTACTGAATTTACAACAAGCTCTGAAGTGGTTAAAACATTTATGGAGCGCAAATTAAAAAGACACAATGACAGACGGTAAAATTCTTCTGAAAAATAATCAATTTTTTATTCCCGCTTAATCATGAAAAATAAAGTAAAAACAACGCCAAATGCTGCAGAAAAAGAGTTTAATGTTGTTGGAAAGTTTTTGGAAAATATGGAAGCAAAAAGAAAGATTGGTGAGCCAGATTCGGGGCTTTTGAAATATTTTTCAAACGATGTAACAACTGAATTAGACTCTTGTTTACAAGGTCAAGCTGGAGCTATTGCGTTTAAAAAAATGTCTCGCAACGATTCAATTGTTGGAGGCATTCTAAAAAGTTATGAAAACCCTATTCAATCAGCAAAATGGACAATTGCCGAAATCTGCAATCCTACGCCACGCGAACAAGAGGTTTTGAAAGTTTTGAATGAATGGTTTTTTAAAAAAAATAATTTCGGCGCGCTTTTGACGCAAATTTTAGGAATGTTACCAATTGGATTTTCTCTTTTTGAAAGATATTACACACCAGTTCAATTTGAAAGCGGCAAATATATGATGCCCGTACTTGCCGAAAGGGTGCAACAATCAATCAGAAGAATAGATTATCGCGAACGCTACGTTGAACAACACACTACTCACGGTGGCTTAGTTGAAATTCCCTTTGATGATTTAGTTTTCTTCACATTCCGTCAATCGGGTAATGATAGACGCGGTACTTCTCTTTTGCGTCAGGCTTATTACGATTTTTTAAGCAAAAAAGAAATTAAAAAAGCGGGAACAAAAGGAATTATCCGCTCAATGATTGGCTTAATTTTAGGAACTGTACCGAAGGAAGTTCAAGCAAATTCCCAAACTTTTGAAGATTTTAACGATTTAATTATTGATCTTGGGGAGCGTGATTATAACGGCCTATCTGATTCAGCAATTAAATCAGAAGGTTACGAAATTGAAATTCTAAACAGTTCTTTTGATCTTAAGGCAATGAAAGAGTATATCGCTTATTTAGACTCATCAATGACAATGAGCGTTCTGACGCAATTTATCACGCTTGGTCAATCTGGCGGCGGCGGGTCTTATTCTTTGGGGCGCGATGCTTCTGACATGCTTCTTGATGGTTTGGGCTATATTATCAACTATATTGAGCAGAATTTTAGTCAGCAAATTATTCATGAAACCGTTGCGATGAACTGGGCTGATGTAGACCCGACCAAATTCAATTTGGTGGGTGATAATTTGAACAAGAAAGATTCAAAAGAGTTTGCGGAAATCATGAAATTATTGAAAGACGCTGGACTTGTTAAAGAAGAGCAGGCTGACGAAATAAAAATTCGTAAAATGTATGGCTTGCCAGAAATTGATTTAGAAAAAAGAAAAGCAGAAGAAAAACTGGCAGGAGAGAAAAAAGAAATTGAAGAGCCAGAAGAGGCAGAAGAGGCAGAGGAAATAGTTAAGGAAGAAGTTGAAAAAGAAGAAGATGACGCAGAAAAAAAAGTAATGAAACTTTCTGAAAATTGGAAAAATGGAAAAGAGCGCCGCGCTTATAAAGTCCAAGAAACAGAGAAACTAACAAAATTTGCAAAAGCCTCACTACAACTTATAGCTGATGAATTTTCTAAGGCGCTAAGACGTCAGCTTAACAAGGGCGCGGTAGAGGCGCAAGGCTTGAAAGATTTACAAATTAATAATGTTGGAGCTTACAAAAAGCGTTTAGGTCAAAAATTAGCAGGAATTTCAAACCAAGCTTGGAAGAATGCGTTTAAAAATTCTTCTAAAAAAATTAAACTAAGCGAAGTTAAGCCAAGCGATTTGCCGACAAGCGTTTTGACCTCGTTTGTTTTAAATCTTGCTGATACAATGACGGAAAAACAAATTAATGACATGCGCGAAATCGCTATTTTAACAGCTAACACCAACGCTACAAAGGGCTTACCAGTCAATAACAATATGGCGATGGTGGAAATGAAATTAGATGAGTATATTGACAACGCCAATATTATTGCTGGAGGAAATGATTTAGCTGTTGTGCAGGCTATGAATTACGGCGAAATGCAATATTACAAATCAATTGAAAATGATTTGTGGGGCTATCGCTTTGCCAATGATCTTCCTGAAACTGATATTTGCAGATCATCGGTTGGAAAGACTTATGCCATCGGGTCAGCCGAGCTTGACATAATGCAGCCGCCTTTACATTATCGCTGCGATTCTTTTCTAGTTCCGATTTATAAAAGCGAAGAGTCAAAACCTCAATTGGATAATTACGTTCCAGCGCCTTCAATTCTGAAACAAAAAACAATTTGACAATAATTTGATTAAAAAATAATTTCTAAAATTATAACAATTTTTTCAATTAATCATTACTAACAATGCCAATTTTTGGACTTATAGATAACAAAAGAAGTATTTATTTATTCGACCCAATTTTCCCGTGGACTGCGGAAAATTTGATTCGTGATTTACTTGAAATGAATTCTGAATCGCAAGAGCCAATCAATATTTTTATTAATTCGCCAGGTGGTATTGTAATGGATGCTTTGGGAATTGTTGATGTGATGAAAGCAATAAAATCTCCAATCAACACAATCGTTCTAGGCCGTGCGGCATCGGCAGCTTCTTTAATTGCTACTTGCGGCGGCAAAAGATATATTTCCGCAAATTCTGAGGTGATGATTCATGAGGCAGCAATGCAAGGTTTTGGTTATATTGACACAAGAGACGAAAAATTTGCAAAAGCCTTGAAAAAATTAGACGAAATGAATATCCGCGTTAATACAATCTATGCAAAACAAACTGGAAAAACTTTAGATCAAATCAACAAAGTTATGGCAACAAAAGAAGATATTTTTATGACAGCGCAAGAGGCCATTTCTTTTGGTTTGGTTGATGCAATTCTGACAGAAGATGAACTTGCTAAGATAAAGCTTTCTGAATCTTTCAAAAATATTAAGCTTTCTGAGCAATTCGAAGTTGAACAATCTGAAACCGAATTAAAAAAACTTCATCTTTTAAAAACTTGCTCTTTGAAAGATCGCGGCGTTGAAATTACCACCGCGACGCTTGAAAGCCTTAAGAAAAATTTTGAAGCAAATGTTCGCGGACAAGACATTTCAATTGATTACACTCATGATAACGACGGAGGCGAAAAGCCAGCGGGCGCGTGGATTAAATCACTTGAAATCGAAGGCGATAATCTTTTTGCAATGGTTGAACTTACTCCAATTGCTCAAGAAATGATTAAAAATAAAGAATATAAATATTTATCGGTCGAAATTGACCCTCTTTATTGCGATAATGATGGAAAGATGCACTCAAACGTATTGCTTGGTGGAACTTTTACAAATCGCCCAGCAGTAAAGGGTTTAGACCCGATTAAACTTTCCGAAAATAACAATCAAAACGAAATCGAAATGAAATTATCACAAGAAGAAATTAACTCAATTGAGGCGGTAAAAGCTTTTAATATTGAAATCAAAGATTTTCATAAATGTTTTGCCGAAATAAAATCTGAAAATGAAATTTTAGTTGCGGCAAAAGCCGAGCTAGAGCAAGGCAAAATAGCTTTAGAAGCAAAAATAACAGAATCAGAAACTAAAGCAAAGGAAGCCATTACAGCTCTTGCAAAAATTGAAGCCGACAAAATTATTGCGGAAAAAATTGCAATTGTCGAAGTTTTAGTTGAAAAAGGAATAATCGCTAATTCTCAAAAGGAAAAAGTATTAACAAAATTCTCTTCAAAATCAGAAATCGAAGACTTTTACAAAGATGTTCCAGCATCTGTTAAAGTAAGAGCAACAGGATCGGATATTGAAGATGGTGACGGAAAAGCTCTTCAAGAATCAAAATTACAAGAATTGTCGGCACAAACTGGGCAATCGGTTGAAGATTTTTTGAAGTACGGAATGAACAAAAAAACAAGAAAAAAATAACAATTAATTTTTAAATCAAATGGCTTTATCAGCAAACGCTCCAATTGTAGATTTGAAAGATTTTTCACGCTACAAACAAAAAGTAGCATCTGGCGCAATTCACTTTTACAAAGGCGCAATTTGCAACTTTAACTCTTCTCTTTATGTGAAACTTGGTGGAGACACCTCTGGCGAATTATTCGCAGGAATTGCATTGGAAGAATTAGAACAAGCATCTGGTGGTTCAAACGGAGATGAAAGTATTACTTTAATTCCTGCGAAAAGCGGCGCAATTGTAGAGCTTACACTTCCTTCCGTTGCTCAAGCAAACCTTTATTCAAGCGCTTATGTGAACGGTGACGACGCAGTTGCATTGGTTGGTACAACTTCTAATGATGTTAGAGTTGGAACAATTGTCGCCCTTTCTAACGTTGCCAATAAGTGTTTTGTAAGATTAGATTAACTTTAAATAACAAATAAAAATGACAATTAAATCTTTTGAAGACGTTGTTGCGGATTTTAACTTATCCGCGATAACCGAATTTAATAAGCAGTATGAGATGCTTGAGCCTGAGCTTAAGGATTTTGCTTTTAAATATAATGCTGGTGATGTTTCAAATTCTAAATTCTTTATTAACATGCTTTTCGGCGATGTGAAAGAATGGAAAGGAACTCAAGAATACGAAAAAGTTGACAAAATTATTCAGCAACAAATTAATCACACTGAATATTATGTTGATGGTGTTGAAATCTTCAAAAGAGATTTCAAACGCGCTCAAGCTGCTAACTCAATTACTGGTCTTGATATGTATATCAAAATGATCGGCGATAGAGCTGCAAGAGCAAAAGACGCTCCTTATGAAATTATGCTTGATCTTTTAGAGTCTGGTGATTCTTCAACTTATGGCGTATGTTTTGACGGTCAAACTTTGTTTGATACTGACCACGCTTTTGATGGCGTTGCTGGAACTCAATCAAATCTCTTGAGCGGAACTGGAACTAGTCTTTATCAACTTTCTGCCGATCTTAAATCAGCCTTTTCAGCAATGAGAGGTTTCACTTACTCGACCGATACTGGCAACACAGCCAATAAAAAGAAGAGAATGTTAAATCGTGGAAAATTGAAACCAGTTGTAGTTTGCGACCCTTCACTTTCTCAAAAGTTTGAAGATTTGAGAACTTTGGAAAATATTGCAAATAATTCTGGTTCTGAAACTAACTCATTAAGAAATACTTTTGAAATTGTTGTAAGACCTTTTACAAACGCATCGGATTGGTTTGTAATTGACGTTTCAAATCCAACTCAAAAACCTTTCTTGATTTCAATGGAAGATGAAGGCGTTTTAAAAACTCCTGCTGACAATCCAGAAGCTTTGACTAATCTTCAAGTGTTCCGTTACGCCTACAATGGCCTATCTTTCGGCGTTGCGTATGGTGCTTGGTGGAAAATTGTGAAAGTAAACAACTAGAAATAGGAAGGGGGCTCAAAACCCCCCTCTTTTTTTAATTTAAAAAACGATTCTATGTACTCAGTAATTTCAGAAGGAAAAGGCTTTTTCAAATTAGAAAAAGAAAAAATAAAATATATTGTTTCGGCTAAAAGATTTGCTCAAATGCAAAAAGATGAATTAATCAAAGGAAATAAGCCAGCTTTTGTGAAACCAAAAGCCCCAGCTCGGATCACAGAAGATTTAACCCCTTCTACTGAGCCAGCTAAAACTGCTCCTGAAGATTTAACATTTTTAAAAAAAGATGATTTAATTGAAATTGCAAAAAGATTAGGATTTGAGGGCGAAGTTGCTATTGCCACAACTAAAGCTTCTTTAATTGAATTTATTAATTCAAAACAACTTTAATCATGTCTTACACTACCGCTTCAGATATTCTAAAATATTTTAATGGCCTTACTTATACTGATAGCGAAGGCGCAGATAATAACATATCTGAAGCTGATGTAGAGCAATTTATTGAGGAGCAGGGACTAATAATTGACTTGATAATCGGCGACAAATATCTTCTGCCGATCACAAACACCACAGCGTTAAATTATTTAAAATTAATTTGTGACAAGTTGGTAGTTTGCCAAATTGATAAAATCCTGCGCACCTTTGCGATGGCTGATGAAAGCGAATTTGTAAGAAGAAGAAACTACTGCAAAGAAGCGAAAGAGATGCTTGATAAAATTGTGAGCGGCGAAATTGTTTTCGATACGATTCAAAAAAGTTCAGCTGCTTTTCGTTACAATTCAACATCAATTTATAAAACCAGCGATTGCGGTTGTCGTCAGGAGGAAAATGACTAAAACCCGCAGCAGTCTTTTTTCAGTTGAGTTAAATGACGAATCGAAAAGATTGATGAAGGCCTTGTATGATCACGCTGGCGGCCTTTCAGTTAAAAACTCGATGAATTTGATAGGAATGCAATATCGTAAAGAGGTTGACTTGATTTTCGCGAGAAAACAAGTTCGTCAACCAAATCTAAAATGGCCTGATTTAAAGCCTAGTACGATTGCCGATAAAAAAAGAAAAGGTTTTGGAGACAAAGGAATTCTAGAAAGAACAGGTGAATTGCGGCGCAGTATGACAGTTCGTAATCATCCTGATAACATCACTTTAATTGGGAAAAATTTTGGTCAATTCGGCTCAAATAATAAATATGGCAATTATCACGATGACGTGGAAGCATCAAGAAGTAAAATACCTTTGAGAAATTATTCAATTCCTTCAGAAACTACTTACGGCGTATTTCTAAGAACAATTGACGAAGATATTAAGGCTCAACTTAAACACATAGGGGTTTCCGTTGCTTGATTCAGAAGATATTTTAAAATCCATCACCGATTACTTAACTGAAATTGTAGGCTCGAAAAGCAGAATTAACAATGCGATTGACGCTGTCAACGCAATAAAAGAAGATTCACTTTTGCCAAATGTTTCAAATGATATTGTTCTTGGCCAAAGAATAAATGAGATCAACACTTTCACCAACGGCAGAATTAATATTGACATTGTTGGTGAGAGTAAATTTAATCCTGCTTACGATACCGTTATTAAGCATTACATAGTTGAGCTTTCTTACATTGTAAGAGATGATTTTGCAAAAAATGTTTTTTTAAGAACTCTTCGTATGGAAAGAGTTTTTACGGACGTTATGCAAAATTATTTTAAAGATTGTCAAGAGGCTGGATTTATTAAAGGGGAAATTGAAAGCTCGTTCACTCCAGAAAGAGTTTTACTTGGAAACACCGATTTTAAAGCAATTAAAAGCGGTATAGTTTATAAAATAATAATTTTTTAAAAATTTATGAAAGACAAAAAAGACATTAGAAAAGAACAGGCTAACGAAATCGAAGCTGTTTTAAATGCAGTAAAAAAAGACAAAGAAGAAAATGGCGTTATTCCCGCCGATAATAAGAAGATTATTATCATTGATGGACAAAAAGATTTTTCAGGAAAAAGCTTAAAGATTCAAAAAGGGCTTTTCAAAAACGGTCAAAATTATTCCTATGCGGCTGGAACTAAGTGGGAAGACATTGATATTTTTGGTCGGAAAAATATTCACTTCTCCGAAAGTGATTTTATTTAATTTAAATTTTTTCTCAAATGAGCGAACAAGTAAAATATAATTTTGGTGTTAAAGCTTTGATCTTTTACAACCGAACAACTTTCAAGCCAGTTGGAATTTTTCGCGTAATCTCAAATGTAGAATTTGCAAGAGAGATTGAAAAATTACCTTTAACTGGTGGTCATCACAACGGCCCATGGGCTGTTGAGGCTGGTGAACCAACCAATACTTTAACTGCAACACTCATGGAATTTCCTGATTTTGCATTTACTGAATTAGACAACGCGACGACAACCGTTACAAGTTCGGAAGATACCACTGGATACATTGGAAGTATTGCTAATAAAAAAGGCACTTCTGTTTTTAATGCTACGACTGGCGTTGCTTCAGTAACCTTAATTTCTGGTTCTGGAGCATTATTGCCACTTGGAAAAGTGGTTCTAGTTGCTACTGCTGCGAAAGTAGTTGATATTTACCTACTCGGCGATGTAGCTTCGGGTCCGATACCTGTTACTGATGAGTTGACAAAAATTGCTTCTTCTGTGTCTATTGCTGACGCAGGTGCGACAATTGATGTCGCTGCTTACGGAATCAGGATTACTTCTGGTTCTGGCACGATTGCAATGACTGTAGGTAATACTGCTGTATTCGATACGCGCCCAGCGAACTCGAAAACTACCGAAATTGTAATGCCAGATTCTTCTGACATTAAAACTTTGGGATGTATTTTAGTTTTTCCGAAAAATTCGAACAAACAACAAAAAATTATCGACTTTCCAAAAGTTGCCGTTGCAGGGACTCCTTTTGCAGCTAATACTAGAGAATATGCGGAATTTGAGATGACAGCAACGCCTCTTTATGATGAAGATGCGAGCTACTTATTCAAAAAAACCGAGATTATCGCTACAAACTAATTAACGGCTCGCTTCTTACGGGAAGCGAGCTTTATTTCATTTTAAATATGTCAAACCAATTTGTAATTTTCGAAGAACAAGCAGTCGATGGAGATTCAGCAGAATTTTCAATTAGTCCACGTGATAGCGTAGGAATTGCTGATACTGATTATAGTGCTTATTTTGAAGTTTTTGGTGGATTAGGCGGCGGCTCTTTAGTTTTGAAAAAGAAATGCAAAGATGGTACTTTTAGAGAGGCGGAAAACATAAATACAGCATTTAACGAAAGCCTTCCTTCAAGCGGAAAATGCGCGTTAATTGCTATGAACTTTAAAGATCCAACCGGAATATTTAAATTTACTTTATCTGATGCAACTGACGCGGACTTAACAATAACTGGAATCAATATGAATGCTCCAATAACTAACTAGCTGTATGATTAGAATCAGGAACGAAGAATACAAACTGAAAGTGACGCTTGGATTTTATAAAAATCTAAGCTTTGCAAAATCAGAAATAAATACAATAAGCGACAATTATTCGCGTCTTTTGGAAGTTGTTAAGCTGGCTGTATTTTTCGGAAACAAAGAAGAGAAGGGCTGGCATTCTTTAGCTGATATGAGTGCCGTAATTTCTGATGAAGATTTTGAAGATATTGATGATCCAAATATTGTGCAGAAAATTTCTGACGCAGTTTTTGAAAATTTACCAGATTCTTTAAAAAATTACTTAAAAGAAAAGGCGGAAAAAGAAACAGAAGAAAATTTAAAAAAAAAATAACTTTTGACGAATATCTTTTTGAAATAGAAAATTTACTTTTGATTCTTATACCTTCCTTAAATTTGAAAGAAATTGAAGGAATGACTTTAAAAGAAATTGAAAAGAGAATTATTTTTTTCAATAAGACAAAAAAAGAAATCAAAAATGTTGAGCTAAAAAATTTTATGTCAATATTACATTTAGCAATTTCTGCTGGGTCAAATGCTTCAAGAAAAAACAACAAAATATTCCACGATCAATTGAACAAAATTTTTGATAATAAAGAAAAAAAACCAGACGATGAGCAATCTCTGGAGGATTTAATGGGACTTGTGAATGTCAAGAAATAAAGTAATTTTCGATGTATTAGCGGATTCGAGCCAATACAAAGCACAGATGCAGTCAATCGCCAAAACGACTGACGACACAAGCAAGACAATCACAACCGCTTTTGCCCTATCTGCGGCAGCAATTGGTGGCACTTTGGCGGCCTTTGCTAAATATGAAACCCAGCTTATTAAAGTTGGAAAAACTGCAAACTTAGGCGGGAAAGAATTAGATGATTTTGGAAAAGATATTGTGGCACTTTCTTCAAAAATTCCACTTTCTACAAACGAACTCTTGGAACTTTCTGCTTCTGCTGCACAATTAGGCGTAAAAGGTAAAGACAACATTATTAAATTTACTGAAACGGTCGCAAAATTAGGAACTGCAACAAATATCACGGGCGAAGAAGGGTCGCAACAAATAGCGCGCTTACTAAATATCACAGGTGAAGGCGTTGGAACAGTTGACCGATTTGCCAATGTAATTACGCGTTTAGGAAATAACGTTGCGGCAACAGAAGCGGAAATTTTAAGCATGGCTTCCCGCGTAGGTAAGGCAACCGCGCAATTTGATCTTGGAACAACTGCGGTTTTAGGAATTTCGGCAGCTTTAAAAGAGATTGGAATCGAAGCGGAGCTGGGCGGCTCTGCTATCGGTAGAACATTCTTTGCGATTCAAGATGCTGTGTACAAAGGCGGCGATGCGATGAAAACTTTTTCAGCAATAACTGGAAAATCAAGCGAAGAATTAAAAACAATTTTTGAAACAAACGCCACCAACGCCTTCCAATTATTTATTGATTCTTTGCATAAATTGCCCGCTGAACAAGTAGCGGGAGCGATGAGTTCGATGGGGCTTGAGGGCGTTAGGCTAATTGAGGTTGTCGGAACATTAGCTAAAAGATCAGAATTGCTCGCCACAAATTTAGCGATGGCAAATGATGAGGCCATTAAACAAACTGCATTAGATCAAGAATTCAATCGCGCCGTAGTCAGTCTTGAAAATTCTTTTAAATTCATGGTCACAGAGGTAAAAAATCTTGCCGCATCAATTGGACAAGATTTATCACCAGCCGCTAGTGAATTGATAAAAGACATTACCGGGATGATTAAAGGAATAAGAGACTTTAACGAAGCCACGGGCGCAGCAATTAGCACTTCAATTGTGATGGCTGCGAAAGTTGCTGCTTTGGTGCTTGCTGTGAATAAATTGCAGGCGGTTTTAGTAACGACCGGAATTTTTAGCGGAACTTTAGCGGTTCAATTAGGCTTAGCAAGCAAGGCGACTGCTGGATATAGTTTATCCGCAGCTTTAGGTATGGTTCAAAACAAATTATTTGCTATCAGTTTTACAAGCATATCTGCCGCTTCTAGAACCGCTTTAGTTGCTATTAAGAAGTTTCAAGTTAGCCTTAGTGCTTTGGTAGCTGGACTATATATTGCTTATGAAGCTGGAACAGCACTTGGAAAGGTAATTGCAAAATTAGGTGAGTTAAATTCTTCAGAAAAAGACTTAGCAAACACGCAAAAACAACTCAATTCTTTGCTTGATGTAAGAGCTAAACTTCAAGAAAAAGTGAACGCTGGCGAAGCTGGAGCGCAAGAAAGATTAGATAATATTAACAAAGAAATCTCTCAAAGAGAAGGATTAATTGCAGTTATTCAAAAAGAGGTGGATGTTAGAGCTGGTGGTGGAGTTGCGTCAAAAAGTGGAGATATGCCTAATGTTGCTACAGAATTGCCAGTTGATTTAGGTGGAGATGAAATTAGTTCAAAAGAAGCTGAAAAGACTGCCGCTGTTGAAGAAAATGTTGCTTTAAGAATTGCCGCTGCTCAAAGAGAAGCGCAATTATTGGCACAGATTGAAGCTGGGATGGGTGATGATGCTATCAAAGCGGTTACCGAAAAAAATGCACAACTCGCCGAAATAGATAAAAAAAGAGCCGAACTTGATCTTATAAATCAGGATTTATCACGCACGGGAATTAAAGCTAATGAACAATCAATTCTAGAGTTAAAAAGAAGCGCCGCAGAACAAGAGCTGGTAATTTTAGAGGAAAAATTTGCGCTTACTCAAGAGAAAACTGCCGAGCAAGAAGCACAAGATATGGAAGCGCGAATTGCTGCAAAGCAAATGTTAAATCAAGGCTTGACCGAACAAGAATTAATTTTTTTAGAAGAAAAAAAAGCTCGCGAAGTTGAAAATAGAGAAATTGATTTAGAGATAAAAGCAACGCAAGCAGAAGAAGATTTGTTATTTCTTCAAAACCAGCTAATTACAGAGCAAGAAGCAAAGGATGCGGTGCGTCAAGAGGATCTAAAAAGGCTTGCGGCAATTCAAAACACAAAGCTAAAAAATGAAGCAAGATTTGGAAAAGAAATTGGCGGAATGCACAACTTTTTTCAAAGCGAAGAAGTAAAAGGCGTCCAATCAACGCTTGGAATGATTGGGCAAATTAAAACTAAAGAAGGTTCAAAAGCTGGCGAAGCTCAAAAAGCTTTTGCGATGGCAGATGCTGCGATAAAAATTCCTCAATCTATGCTTTCCGCTTACACGGCAATGGTCGGCATTCCCGTTGTTGGGCCAGCACTTGCCGCCGCCGCCGCTGCTGCTGCTGGAATAGTTGGCGCTCAAAATCTAAACGCAATCAGAAGCGCAAAGACTCCCTCTTACGCCGTAGGTACGGATTATGTGCCAAGTGATATGATGGCAAATATTCACGCGGGCGAAGCAATTATTCCAGCGAAGCAAAACCAATTTTTGCAAAGTGGTGATTTGATTCTTGGAAGTCCTGAGGCTGTAAGTAATGGAAATAGTTCAACAAATATTATCAACCTTAATTTTGAAGGTGCGAATTTTGTTGGCAATGTTGGTGATGATGATCAATTTATTAATCAAGTTTTCGAAGGAATTGCCGTTGGAATAAATGAGGGCAGGCTTCCGGGCTTTGAAAGCGCAACTTTAGCGGTAACAAGATGAGATTTTTGAGCGAGAATTTTTTAGGTAGTTATAACGGGCAAGATTCAATTACCGCATCAAGCGGCGACCCTTACAATGCCTTTAGTGACACAACAAAATTTAATTATCAAAGCGATGGCCAAGGAACTGACGGTAATATTGTTTCTTTGCAACAAGACTTTTCTTCAGCTCAAACCTTAGATACAATTGCTGTTTTAATTTCAAATTTTGATGATTTTAAAATTAGTATTGCGTCTGGTGGTTCTTTTACTGACGTTACAAGTCAGGCTACTTTAACAATAAGCCAAGATGGATTAAGCCGCATTTATAAATTCGCTTCATCAATAAATTTCACCGAAATTAAATTTGAAATTTCTGATACAATTACACCAAATCAAGAAAAGATTTGTGGCGCGATTTTGGGATTTACAGAAATTGGCAGTATTGAAAGATTTAAAAGCGTTAAACCAAAAGGACAAATTCAAAAAAAAATAATCAATCTTGAATCTGGCGGCGTAGCTGTGCTAAACAAGGGTGATATTCATTGGAACTTTACAATCAACACCGATTTAGTTTCTGTGCAATCCGAAATTGACATTGTGGAATTAATCCAACAAAGAAATAAGGATTTTTGGTTTTGGATTAATGACAACTATGATGGGCAAGAGCTTGTTAAGCAAGCTCCTTATAGATTTCAAGATTTTATAAGATGCTCTTACACAGGAGATTCAAACCCCGCATTTTACAAGAATTATTTAAATAAAACTGCAATGAATGATTTAAAATTTAGCCAAACTGCGTGCATTAATTATTTTGATCCAACGGCATGAGCTACGACAGCACCTACTTAAAATCAAATACTTTAGATTCTGATTTATTAATTCAAATAAAAAGAATTGATGAAAATGGATATTACGAAGCAAACTGGCAAGATATTTCTAGTTTAATTGCCAATCAAACTATTGTTGAAAATTCAATTCCAGCCATGACTTACAAGCTGGAAAATGAAAGTTATAGTTACGGCGTTTTGAGAGTTCCAGACTGTACTTTAAAATTATTAAGCCTCAACGGAGAGTTTGATAATCAGACAAATTTTAATTCTATATTTTTTGGCTACGTTCGGCATAAAACGCTCGTCAAAATCTCGCATGGATACCGCAACACAACATCGGGAAATTATGATTACATCGAGGTTTATAGAGGGTTTATAAATGAAAAATCCAATAATACCAAGGTAAGTAATGACAATACTTATCAAGATTTATTCATTGAAGATTTACTGACATTTCTCTTAAAAGAATACACTTTTTCAGCTTTTACCATCACAGCCACAACGCTTGAAGCTTTTTTATTTGAACTTTTTAATCGTTCGGAATTTACAGATTTTTTAACAGTTGATGCTTTAAATATTACAGCAGGGTACGACATACAAAATATTGACGACACGGCCCTTGAAGGTCAAACGCAATGGCTGACCATTTTGCAAGATTTATCAATTGGACATTCTTATTTATTCCAAAAAGAAGGGGTGCTTTATTATAAGCCAATTTCTCCTCAAAATAACACGCCAAAATTATTTGACCGCGATAAAATTGTTAAAATAGAAAATTTTAGTAGCGGAATTGATGAGGTTTTTGAAAGGTTATATTGGGAAGAGACAGCAATTTCTTTTATCTCTCCGACAAATATTTACAACCAAAGCAAAACTTTTAATATTAAGACAATCACCGATGCGACTGATCGTAATAATCTTTTAGCAACGATCGGAACAAGAACTGCGACAATTAGAAGAAAGTTTAAAATAATGGTTGTTTTATACGTGAATCTTTATATTTTAGACAGAATTCGTGCCAATGCTGGAGACTATGAAACAAATGATGGTTTAATCTGGGATCAAGGCAACTGGGATGAGGAAAACTGGGGGTCTAATTTAGGGGCTGCTTTTACTGAAAGCTCCTCTTTTTGGATGATTAAAGAAATTAAACACAACTTTCAATCCGGGACAACCGAATTGCTAGTTGAAGAGGTATAAAAAATGGTTTTTTCAATATTCCAAGCAAATAAAAAAGCAAAATCTGCTGAGGTGAACGCAAACTTTGCTTTTGTCGCGGGCGGTAGATTAATTGCGTTTAATTCTTCAACTGGCGCGGCAATTGGCACTTTTCCAATTGGAGATTTAACAGCAATCACAAACGGTTCTTTAGCGGGTGATTTATTGGCACGATCTGGAGAAGAAATAAAAGTTTATAACTCAAGCGGCGCTCTTATTGGGAGCATCACATACGATCAACTGCTAAATCTTCAAAGTGCGACTGAATCTCAAGAAGGTGTTGCAGAAATCGCCACCCAATCTGAGACTGACGCAGGCGCAGATGATGCGCGGTTTATTACGCCCTTGAAATTAAAAAATGCCACTTCAATATTTAAGCTTGCTACAGCCCAGAATTCTACGGGAGGCACGGCGATTGATTTTATTGGAATTCCAGAGGGGGTTAAAAAAATTTCAGTTATTTTTTCAGGAGTTTCAACGAGTGGTACATCTAGTGTAATTATCCAGTTGGGCTCTGGCAGCGTGCAAACATCTGGCTATTTAGGAGCTGGTTCAAATTATATAGGAACTCCAGCTGTGACTAATATCACAAATGGTCTTGGAATAGAATCAACGGCGACTAGAAGTGCCGATAAAATTAGGCACGGCATAGCCACTTTTGAAAGAATAGATGGTAATTCGTGGGTGGGAAAATGGACGGGATCATATAGTAATGACAACGAAATGTCAATGGGAGCGACAAGCGTTACTCTTTCTGGAGCTCTTGACAGGCTCAGAATTACTACATCTGGAGGCTCAATCACATTTGATGCTGGAACTATAAATATTCAATATTGTTAATCATGTTTAGAACAGAAATAAATGTAATTACAGGGGAGACAATTGAAATTCCAGTATCTCCTAATGAGATTGTAATTAATCTAGAAGAAGAAAAAAAAATAAAAATTGCTGAATGTATAAAATATTTAGAATCAACAGCTTGGCAAGTTGAAAGGCTTTGTGACCCTAGCTCTGGAAAACCTTTAAAAGAAGGAGTTGCAGAAAAAAGAGCTTTAGCAAGAAGCTTGCAAGATAAAATTAATTCAGCTAATAATTTAGAAGAATTACAAGATATTAATACTAATTTTTAAAATATGTTTGGCCAAGTTATTCCTTCAAAAACTAAAAATAATTTCACAGCTACAACTGCCCCAACTGTTAATAATGATAAATCAGAAGGTTACAAGCCTGGCTCGATTATCTATATTCCGACAACTGGCGCAACTTATCTTTGCGTTTCAAATGCGGAAGGGGCAGCGGTTTGGAGGCTTTTAAGTGGCGAACAATATCTTGGGGTCTGGAACGCTTCAACTAACTCACCCACTTTAGCTGATGGCACTGGAGTTTCTTCGACTTATTATATCGTTTCAATTGCAGGAACTCAAAATTTAGGTAGCGGAGAGCAAACTTTCACAGCTGGCGATAAAGTTATTTACAATGGTACAATCTGGCAGAAACAAGATGGTGGAACTTCTTATGTGCCAGAAGATGTTGCGAACAAAGAAAATACAACTCTTGATACCTCTGAAACAAAATATCCGACAAATAAGCTCGTCAAAGAGCAAGTTGATTCAAAACTTCCCCTAGCTGGCGGCGCAATGACTGGCAACCTAGGCTTTAGCGGAGATAGCCGAAGAATAACTGGCGATTTAACCAATGCTACTCGATTAAACAGGCTTCTTTTTCAAACAACAACCGCAGATTCTAATTCAAACCTTGGTATAATTCCCTTAGGAACTGGAAGATTAGGATCATTCACAGCTTATGGAAATCCTGATGCAGATAATGCCAGTTTGCTTCAAGTACACGCCGATGAAACAAATTCTCATGTTGGCTTAAATTCTTCAAAAACAGGTGGTGGGACAACTCAAAATTTAGTTTTTCAGATAGACGGAATTACCAAAGCTCAAATTGATGCTACTACTGGAGCTTTAGAAATGAGTAACGAACTGAGTAGCGCAGCGATAAATGAAGCTGCCTACGCAACAGTTGCTTCGGCTTCTACTTGCAACATAGGCGCAGCAAAATCAAATAATGTTGCAATTTCAGGCACAACAACAATCACTTCTTTTGGCATCGCAGACGCTGGCATAACTAGAAGATGCCGAGCTACTGGTGCTTTTTTAATCACCTACAACGCTACTTCATTAATTACTAAAAACGGAAAGAATATCACAACCAAAGCAGATGATTGCTTTACAATGACTTCTTTAGGTTCTGGCAATTGGATTATGACGCAATTTGATCCAGCAGACGGCAGAGCCTTAGCTAATGCAATTAATAACCAAACTGGCACGTCTTACACTTTGGCACTTACAGATATTGGAAATGATGTAACTCTTTCCAACGCTTCTGCAATTGCACTTACCATTCCTCTTGCCTCTAGTTTTCCTATAGGTTCGACTATTACCGTTAGAAATATTGGTGCTGGCGCGGTTACTTCTACTAAAGTCGCAGGTTCTAGTGATACCGTTATTGGAAACACTACATTAATTACAGGCGGCGTTGCGATATACAAAGTTATGTCATCAACTTCGTGGCAAATATTCGCAGGAACTGCCGTTGTTACTGAATCTTTTAGCATTGCCTTTAGTGGGACTTTAGTAAACAACCAAGTCTATGATATTGCCGTGCCAAATTTCAGCGGGACTATCACTGGTCTTTCTCTTAGAAACACTTCGGCAGCTACCGCAGGAACTTATACCGCTAAAATTGACGGCACAAACATCACTGGTTTGGCAGCAATTGCCAACTCAACAACTAGAACTTTAACTGCCGCAACCGCCGCAAATACTTTTACCTCTGGTCAAGTTATTAGCTACACTCCAACAGGTATGACTAGCGTTATAGATGCGTTTATAACAATTAACTACACAAGGAATTACTAATGGCTATATTCCCTCAAACACAAATTCCAGCCACTATATCAGGCGCAGTTTTTTGGTATGATGCTTTTAAACAAGCACAAGGTTTAGTTTCTTCGTGGAGCAATCAAATTTTACCTACTCTAGCCACTCAAGGCACTACCACTAACCAACCAAACAATACTGCGGCAACAATTAATGATAAACCTGCGCTAGTTTTTGATGGTGTAAATGATGGGATTTCGGTAAGTCCAACTAATGCAAATGCTGATATATTTGCAAATGGTGGAACTATTGCGGGAGTTTTTAGACCTATCGGGGATTCGTCTGGTTTTGCGGGTAGGTTTTTTGATAAATCAATATCTAATGCAGGTTATTTCTGTTCACACGGGCTAAGAAGTTTAAGATTTTTAGCTAACTTTACAGTATCATCAGGATTGTGGGATACGCCAAGCAATTCTGTAATTAACGGAACTAATTATTTTTTTATCATCACCTACGACAATTCGTCAATTGCAAATAATCCTAGCATTTATCTTAATTCAACTTCTCCCGTAACTCTAACAAAATCTATTACTCCCTCTGGCGTTAAAGTTTCAGATTTTTCCAATACTTTATACATAGGCAATGTTGGAGCTTTAAACAGGGGTTTTAATGGCGCTATTGCCGAATTAATGGGTTACAAAAAAATATTAAGTGCGTCCGAAATTTCTCAATTAATAAATTATTTTAAAAACAAATATGGCTTTGCTTAGATTTAATGTTTTTCCTTCTTTTGAAGAAGCAATGGAAGGTCAACAATACGATCACTCTTATCAAAAGGCAGTTGGTTTGGCTACTGTAACAGGAATTGATTTAGAAATTATCCGTGAAAATAATTTACATATTTTGCAAGATGGCGTGTTTCCTTTGGAAAATTATGTTGTTGAAAACAACATCAAAGTAATTGATGAACAACTTTATCGTCAAGCATTAGAATATTGGAAAAATACAATTGCTTGGTCTGATTACTATCGCTTAGAAAATGAATTCTTTTATATAAAAGATCATTCTGATCGCTCTTACACTGTAAGAGAGCTTGATTTAAACACACTAACAAAGCTTGATGATAGTGGAAATGATATTGTTAATAACAATTTTGATATTTAAAAAGGAGAAATAATGGACTTAACCTCTCTTTATGAAATAGCTGGAATTGCTGCTTTTGTTATTGGTGGAGCAAATTTTGTAGTAATTGTTGTTGCTAAAACATTTTGGAAATTAACTTTTGAGAAAAAACAAACTGATGATGAAAAAAGATTCCAAAACATTGAAGCTGATTTAGAAAAAATAGAAGTAAAAATTTTTGAACATGAAGAAAAAAATAAATTCTTTCGCCATAATTTTGATTCGGTAACTAAAAGTTTAGAAGTTCTTATCTCATCAGAAATAAAACATTTAGGCGAAATTATTGGACTTCAAATTAAAAATATTTTAGAAAAAATTAATGAAAAAAAATAAATCCGAATTAGCCTTAGAAGCCTTTAAAATTTTGTTAGATTATTTAGACAAACATAGAATACAAGCTAGGATTCTTATTAGCGCGTTTTGTTTTTATTTAATTTTAAAAACATGTCCAGACGAAATAATTACTATAATCGAAGCTTTTAAATCATGCAATTAAAATTATTTGAATTCTTACAAGGCTCTTCAGGAGAAAATAGCTCAAAAAGACTTGCTTTTTTACTTGGACACATAAGCATTACTTTCGGTTTTTTCTGGGCAGGAAATAAATTTATTGACACTAATCATCCTGAATTAGTGCTGGAAATTTACAATTCTTACTTGTTTTATTGTTCAATTCTTGGAGGCTTTGTTACCGCCGACATTTTAGTAAATTTACTTGAAATTTACAAAGGCAAAAATAAAACAGAAGAACCAAAACCAATTCAAGAGGTAAAAGATGATAAAGCAAATTTTAACAATTCTTAGTGCCATTTTAACCGCTTTGGCTTATGGTTTTTTTAAAGGTAAAAAATCAATTGAAATATTAGAAAATGAAAATACAGCTAAACAAGTGCAAGAAAAAAATAAATATGTTGACGATGCTCGCAAGCTTACTGATGATGAGCGCGCTAAACTCGTGCAAAAACTCACAAAAAAGCGAGCCGAGTAAAAATTTATGTTATGGCGCGCACATGGAATATTTTTACGAAGGAAACGAATATTCCGTTGAACAAGAAAATGCAGTAATTGCAAATTGTAAATTTGTTTGTAATAAATGTCTTGATAGCCTAACTCATAAAGAGCAGGATGATTGTAAACAATTTGAAAACTGTAACTACTGATGCTTACACTTGAAAACTTACGCCGCCCTAATTTTAAGCCAGAAGATTTTGTAAAATCAAACACGGCTGAACAAAAAGGAATTAATAACATTCCAAATCAAAATCATTTAATCGCAGGCATGGTGCTTGCAGATAAAATGCAGGAATTGCGCGATAAAATCAACCTGCCAATCATTATTTCAAGCGGGTTTCGCTCTGCCGAATTAAACAAGGCAATTGGTGGCGCGCCTAGCAGTTGGCACATGCAATTTTTGGCTTGTGATTTTAATGTAAAAGGGCTTGATCCTTACGAAGCAGTTTTAAAAATTAAAGAGTCAAAAGTTACTTTGGATAAATGCTTTGTAGAACGCAATTGCGTTCATATTCAAACTTGCATGGATGAATCTAAAAACCGTAATTTCTTTGGAACTGCAACAAAAGTAAATGGGAAATGGGTTGTTATAAAGAATATTTAGATAAACTGGTGATTATATACTTAACACATAGCTATTATTGGAGCGGGCGGTAGGAAAAAGATTGACTTACAAGCAATAAGTTAAGAAAATTTTAGACATACTTTAGATAAACTCTTCTAAGGTTTTTAGTTTATGAGCTTCGCTGGTAATTTTACAAGAACAAATAGATTGTCACTAACATCCTTCCAAATACTCACTGGCTCGACACGTTCTTCTTTCATGTCGATTTTAGGCTCTGGTTTTGACATAACAATTTTTTCAGCTTCCAAAGCATCGACAAGATTTTGTGCTGCTTGTTTTAAATTTTCGTATTTTTGTTGCAAGTTGTCTTTCGAGTCTTCTTCATAATAAAGACCTAGAAACGATATACTGGATAAGCCATTTGTTATGCCATCATCATCTTTGTAATGTATGAGATAATCTCCTTTTCGTTCTTCTATTTCAGTAACAATTACTTTCTTATTTTCACGAGTAGTTTTATTATTGTTGTTATCTAAGTATCTTTTTTGTAAGCGATATTTTTTTCCCACTACTGGCAATTTATCTGTCATGCACTTCTCCTTTTTGTTGAGTTTATTTATAGCTTCTTCACAAATTATAATAGCAGATTTAGCATCTCTTACCAATCTATCAGTTATAAGCGTTGTCATTCGTCCTCATCAAATTTCGTGTCAGTCAAAATCTTACGAATTTTAAAACCACCAACAATGGTTGATGCAATTGCAACCAAAAAGAAAAAGCTGGAGAAAACAAAGCACAAATTTTCGTTCGATTTCCAAATCTGAATTTTTTCTGGACTAATTCCGCTGTTTAAATCCAAATCTTTGAAGATGTAAAAAGCACATCCTAAAAACCACCCAGCAATTAAAAAGGAAATTGCGGCAACTACGCCAACTGCAAAAAAATTCCATAATTCATCTTCCGATATTTCGTAGAATTTCATATCACGCCTCAAGTTATTTGTCATTTTAATTGTTTTTTAATTAATATCTCACCACGCCAGACTAACTCTTTGCTCAAATAAGTTTCGTCCAAAACTTTCTCCCAATTTACAATGGGCTGCGGTTAATCTGGCTTGGAAAGATATTGGCGGGAATGATTGGAATCGAACCAATATTTAGACGAGGGGTTGAACCCTCCTTGCAGCCATTGCTCGTTTTTAATTGATAAAAAATTTATCAATTACCAACTATATGTCTCACCTCCCCTCGAAACGAAGCCAGAACGCGCCTAAACGACGCATAACAATTAATGTCCTGACTTCGTAGCCCTTTCGAGCATTAATTAGCTTAATTACCGAGAAAACCCCAATAATTGTCTAATATTCTTTAAACAGAAAGCTAAGTTTAGAGCTGCTTCTTTAGCTTAGCACGCTATAGTATGAAGTTATCTCTGGCTCTTAAGCGTCTTTCGATTTTCTGCCATCCTTTCGGATTGATGCTATCGAATTCAATAGCATGTATTCACCCTCTTCTTTAACCGAGTAGGTTGCCTTTTTACAGAAGGCTAACTGTCCGCTCTCTCCGAATGTCAAACTCAATCGTTTTGTTCTCTTCTGTCCAGATTGCCAGAGTCCTTTCACCCAGTCAATTAGTCTTACCTAATAGTAATGATACAAAACACTTTATTTACTTGGTTGTGTTTCGAATTATCTCCAAGCTCAATTTCTGTTTCCACTCATTGAGAAGCAGCCAATCGTATTGCTTGCAATTATACTTGATTAGCCTGACTTAGTGTTATTTCACTCATTGCTTTCGCAATTATGCAAGTCGTAGGTCTGCCTTCATCTTTGCCAAGGCTAGCTTAATAATTTTACCAAACTCTTTTAACGATCGGTGAGTACTGTTTATCTACACAAGTGGGCTGAAACGCCCAGCGAGCCGCCAAAAAACTTTTAAGATTTCTATATGTTAGAAAATAAACTTCAAGTGTTCAGTATCCAAGAGCAGCTAAATTCTCACCAGCAGCAAATTAAGCATATTGAAGAAGAGAGAGCTAAAGCAACGGAAAAGTTTGATACTGACATTGCCACCCATCAAGCCATCGTGGATTTCCTAAAATCCAAATTATCAAAATCCCCTTCAATATCAGCATCGGTTATTATTAACCCAATCGCACAAACTTCACAGGAAGGAAACTCGGAAAAGAAAAAAAGAGTTTATACTATGCCCGGTGTTGTTGAGAAAGGCGTTTTGGCTATTCTGAAAGATAATTTGGAAGGAATGACAGTCCCAGAACTAAATAGAACCCTAGAGATTAGAGGAATAAAAGTTTCTCTTGGTGCGGTTGATAATAACGTGAAGGGACTATTGGAAGATGGAATAATTAAAAAGCTAAATCCAGAAGATAAAGTTGGCGTAAAATACGGATTAGCTAAATAGAACACCGAAGAGGAAACTCTAAGGAAAAGAACATGGCAACTTGGCTCGAGTATGCGACTGCAAGCCAAGTGCCACATAGTTTGATTTAAGCGTGAAGCTCGCAACCAAAAGCGTCAGAACTTTTATGTTGTGGGTTTTTTATGAAAAATCAAGCATTTTAGTAAACGCTCTAATCTATTGGAGTGGTCGCACCAAATTTTTCGCAACATGGTAAGACATGAGGGCGAAGAAGGTTATATCGAAGTTTTCTGCCTTCATCTTTGCCAAGGCTAGCTTAATAATTTTACTAAACTCTTTATTCTATCTTGCATCTTTTTAGCTGAAATTTCAGACTCTATTGCTCTTCTTTTATAATCATCTATATCTTTTAAATAAGATTTTAACCAACGCTTACAATCATTAATGTAAAATTTAAAAGCTTTTTCTTTGTTTGAAAAACATTTTTTACTATAAAGAAATGTAATTTTACCATTCTGTACAGTCATTGATATTTCTTTATATTTACTTCCTTGTAAAGTATAATGTTCAATTTTTTTATTTTCTTCATAAGAAATACTTTGTATTTCTAATTTTTTTTCACATTGTTCAAATGTTTCGTTTATCAAAGCATCACAACAATAAATAACAGTTCCGTTAGGTAAAGTTGGCTCCCACTTTTGTTTTTTTCTTTTCATATTTTTATTTAATTTTAAGGCTGGCTTAAGTTTTTTTAAAGCAACGCTGGCAGAGAATTTCACTCTGCACGAACGGCATTTTCAGTTGATATGATACGTTTGCGCTGGATACAAGCCCACGTATCGGTATTTTAATAAACCATCTAGCTGGTTCCGTTTATTAAAACCTACATCCTAACTATCCGTTCATAAACTCTAAATACAGCTAGATATAAGCAGAGTTATTTGAACATTTCGTCTTATTCCGACACAGCGTTGCCATAAAAAAACTTACGAAGCAGAACCAGAAAAGCAATTTTACAAAACTTTTCTGATCCTGCCCCAGTTGAAGACTGTTTTCAGTCTATCTCTTACGAGATTCTTTGCCTAATCTTTAGCTGGCAAGCTTTAAATTATAACTTTCCCCAAACAAATTCTTTTAAAAGTTTCAAACTCTTTTTTTATTGAGTTACGAAAAATCTTTGAAGAGCAAAAATTCTTGTTTGCTTTTCTCATGATTTTTATTTTGTTTTTTGTTACCGCATCGCTAGAAAGATAAATCCGAGTGTATTTTTCTTCTGGCTTTTTACGAGGTCTTCCACGTATTTTCTTTGCGGCAGTTTTATTGTCAAGCATTATTTTTTAATAACTCCATTTTTTTCTAAAAATTCAATTGCTTCCTTTACAGAGTAAGCGACAAAATAAAAACTATTTACCGAGTCTTTAAAAATATTTTCAAAATCTTTTTGTAACTCACTTTGTTTCCCTGCCGCAGTTTTAGTCTTTGGTTTTTTAAATTCAATCCAAAAATAAAGCGTTTCAAAGATTGGTGAATTACAACCATTTTTTCTACCACATTGCCTATTCTTAATAAAAAGATAATCCGCTTTGCCAGATTGCAGCCCTTTCGCCTTAAGTAAAGAAGCCGTCATTACTGTTCTTTTTTCTCCCGTGCTATCATAGCTCCAGAAATCACATTTAAGCTTTTTGTAAAGCTCTAATTGCCTAATCATTGCGGCAAAGTCTTTGTGGATTTTGTCTTCTATTCCTAAGCCTCTTTTAGCCATTTAAAACCACTCCCATACTCTTAATTGCGTTTTTATTGAATATTCCAATTTCTAACATTAAATCTTGCGCTAGCACATATCCAAACTTATCATCAAAAGTAGCGATTTTGATAAATTTGTTATTTTCAAGCAATCTAATTGAAGCCTTGTTATTCTGCTTAACCATTGCTATCAATCTCGGTATTTCTAGTTTTTTACATTTTTTAAGAAACTTTGGCAACTCGAGAGACATTATTTTTTGATTCCAATAATTTTGAATAAGCGAGTATTCAATATGAGGCAGTCCATTCCTTTGGTATTTTACCAATTGAATGTAGCCAATAATTTCTTTGCCATTTTTTATTTCTCTTTTACTAAAAACTCTAGGATTCATCTTTGTCAATTTTTATATTACATTTTCAATTTTTTGCACATCAGAAAGCTCAACCTGCAATTTAGACCAGTTTGGTTTGTCGGATTGTAAAAAAGGGATTTTCATTTTTTTACTTTTTACCAAAATGCTTTTCAAACAAATTTCGTATTTTAATTTCAACTCCAAGGCTAGCCCCCCAGATAGCCCAAATAATACGGTCAGTTGAATCTTCTGCGTATAAAAACATCGCAAAAGTGAATAATATCAATTTATATTTCCATAATAATTTTAATAATTCTTTTAATAATGTTTTCATCTACTCTCCTCCTTTAGTTTTTATTTCTTCTTAAGTTCGTTTTTTACTTCCAAATTAATTCTTTGCGTTTCTTCGCTTTGTTCTTCAAGAGTTTCTTAATTATCTAACCTCTATTCCTTCTTTCTTTGAATATTTAAGCATCTCCGAATTATAGTCGAAAACCTTAATTTCTTCTTTGGCGTTTTTTATGATGTTAAAAAGCCTAATCTCATCTTGTTTAATAAAATTAGTTTCTTGTGCCGCCTCAACCAAAGCCTCAAGCATTTCGTAAGAATGATTTGTGGCAAAAACCTGTAAATCATTCTCAATTACCGAAGCAATAAGCTTAGTCCAAAAATCTTTCATAATTGTAAAATGCAAACCATTTTCAATTTCATCGAATAAAACAATCTTTGATCCTTGGCAAACTCTATAAAATCTCCACGAAGAAAAAAATGGCGCATATTCTTGGTGGTAAGTTTCATTAATCCACTCAAGAACTGCCGTCTTTCCAACTCCATTTTTACCAACTAGCAAATTAATCCGTTTGCAATCTTTAATTTTTAGATCGGTTATGTTGCGATAGTTTTGAATGTAAATGTCTTTAATCATATTACTTTAATTTTCCAAAATATTTAAAAACGACTAACAAATATTTTTCGAGGCTATTCTTAGGATAACAAAGAATGCTCATTGATCCAAAAGCATTCAAAATAAAAGCAATCAAATATAATCCTAGCCACATTTTTTACCATATTTTTTTGTTAAAAGTTCATTAATAGTTCTTTGTGTTTCTTCGCTTTGTTCTTCGAGGGTTTCTTTGGTTAAGTCCCACGGATAACCATTAATTGTAATGATGTAACCATTGTAAAATTTAATTTCAGGTTTTGGTTGAGAAATATCTTTGTGAGTTAATGCCAAAAGCACTCGTGATAAATCCAATCTTGCACCAGAAAAATCTCCTATATTCTCTTTTAATAACCTCAAGTTATTACCTTCAAGAATAGTCTCTAATATCAACCTACGATTCTCTTGCTGGATTTCTTCTAATGATTTAATCATATTACTTATCCCCCTCAATTAATTTCCACCCTTCATTCCGCTTTTTTAAATCAAGCCGAGCAAGAGTAAGAACTTGTTTAACATTTTTTCCTTCAACTTCCACTTGAGCATTGCCATTGAAATAATGAACAATGATTTTGCGGCTAAGGCTGTCTTTGTAATGTTCTGTTTTCATGTTTATTAATTTGGTGGAAGAGGCTGGATTCGAACCAGCTTACGCGCCTAACCTTTCGATCTCACATTCCAGTTTTGCTCTATACATTGATATGCCCTTAAGGCTTCGCTACTCTTCCTTGTTATTTTAAAAAGTCACAAAATCATCATTTTCTTCAAAATGATTAGACTCTGGCGCGTAACCATTGCCTTTATCAATTGCATGTTGCGAAACTTCGCCGTCTTTCTTGCTATCCAACAATTGAATAGTTGAATTGAAGCCTTGTAGGATAATTTCAGTTGTGTATCTTTCGATGTTATTCTTATCGATCCATTTTCTAGTTTGGATTGATCCTTCTACATAGATTAGGCTTCCTTTATCCGTATAATTTCTGATAAGATTAATTAATCCTTCGGTGAATACGGATATTTTTACCCATTCAGTCTTGGAAATTTTTTGACCATCTTTTTTATAAGATTGATCTATTGCTAAAGAAAATGAAGCAACCTCTTTGCCGTTGTTCATTTGTTTAATTTCTGGTTTTCCACCCATTCTGCCAATAAATCGGCAGCTATTTAATGTAGCCATTTTATTTATTTATTAAATTGATATATTCTTCCTTAG